ATTAGGAAGATTAACTGTTTTAGAGATACTTCCATCTAACCATTTCTGCCATTGTGCTTGTATTTTTAAATGCCATTCAGGTGCTATCTGATGAGCAGTTCTTACAAATTTACTTTTATATATATCTCTAGTTTCTTCTAATATTCCTACTGTAAGATGTTTTTCAAAAGTGGTTTCAAATACTGGTTCTATTCCTCCACTACAATCAGCTAATATACTTAAAGTTCCTGTGGGGGCTATAATTCTTTTCCAGAAACAATCTTTAGCTACTTTATCTGTAACTTCTTTATATATTTTACCTATAGCATCTATAAAAGTAAGACAATCTTGGCTATCGTACATTATTCCCATTTTAATAAGAGCATCAGCAAATCCCATAATTCCTACTCCTATAGGATCTAATTCTTTCATTACTTTAGTTATTTGAGGTAAAGGATACCAAGATATAGCGTTATTATTTCTTAATGCTCTTGATGCTAATTCTAAATACTTTTCAAATTCATTAAAATCAAATTTCCCATAATTAACAAATTTACTTATATTAATACTCCCTAAACAACATGCCCCATAATCAGGAAGTGGAACTTCTCCACATGGGTTAGTTGTTTTTATTTTAAGTTTAGGAAATAGTGGATTATCTTTATTTATTCTATCATAGAAAAGAAATCCTGGATCTCCTCCATTCCATGCACAAAAACACATTACATCAAATATAGTTTTGGCATTTATTGTATTCCAAGTAACGTTATCTGTAGGATTCTTTAATTCTATTATTTCTCCATTTTCTACTTTTTGCATAAATACATCACTAACTAGAACTGATATATTAAAATTAGTTAATTGATTAGATAATTTACTTCTTATAAATTCTATAATCTCTGCATGCTCAAAATTAAGAACTCCCATTAAAGCACCACGTCTAAACCCACCTTGTTTTACTACTCCTGTCGCTACATCAAATAACTTCATAAAAGATACTACACCACTAGAAGTCCCCCCATTAGATAGAGGAGCATCTTCTGGTCGTAACTTACTAAAATTCATTCCTACTCCTCCACCACTCTTAAATATCATTATCATATTCTTAAGAGTATCACTTATACTTTCCATATTATCTTCTATTGGAAGTACAAAACAAGCATGCAAGACTGATTTTTTGAACCCAGCATTTCTTATAGTGGGAGAATTAGGAAGAAAATATTTGTCACTCATAGCTTTAAGAAGATGTTTTTCAAACTTTGCGTCTCCTAAACTTAAAGCATGAGCAACTCTAGGGTAAACATCCTGGGGAGTTTCTCCAGGATGACAATATCGTTGTTTAAGTACAGTTATAGCATTCTTGCTTATAGACATTAGATTATCCTTTTATGTAAAAATATTAACAAGTGAACTATTTCCGTAGTTCTGCTTTGACTGACTGACTACCAGTTTGTTAATAATATTTTATTTCGTTGGAGTTTCAACAATAGCTTCTTCGTCTTCTTTTTTAAACGTTATTCCTTGTTTCTTCATTAACAATACTTGATTCTTTCTAATACTATGTAATAACTTTACTTGTAAATCACCAAGTTTCATTAAAGCTTTAGCTACATCATCAGAACTACTTTCTCTAACTTTTTCAATAACTTCTAATTCCTTAAACATGTCAGCACTTTTAAGCATTATTTGTTCCTCCCTCAGTTGTACCAATCTCTAATCCTTCTTCTTTCTTAAGAAAAGGTACGATATCAGTTTCTTTTATTCCTTCTACAATTCCTAAATTGTGTATATTTCCTAATTGATATTTCATTTTATCATAATTAGTAATAAGATTAGTTAATTCTACTTCATTTTTACAGAATATAACATTAACTTTTTCTGCTGGTAATAAATCAAATAATTCTACTAGATACGAAAACGTTTTCATACTTTCTCCTTTTTAAAATAAACTATGTTGTTTGGAATCTACGATGGACCACTCTAAAGCATCGAAGATATTATTGACTTTTGAATCTATATTTCTTCTAATTACTTCATCCCATTCAACTCTATCTCTAGATATAAATGTATCTTCTTCTCTAAAAGCTAATACATAATTTCTTTCACTTCCTTTAATATGAAGATAATAAAAACGTTCTCCTATTGGTATTTCAAAAGTGGAGAATAATTTTCTTGTATTATCATAAGCTCTCATAAAAATTGGATAGTTTTTATAAGGAGGATTAATTCTACAAGGAAAAGCTACATCTTCTAAAGGCAACTCTTTAATTCTTTCTTTTTCTTTTTCTATCCAATCCAAAATTTTATATTTATCTTCTTTATCAAGAATTTTATTTATTAATTCTTCTTGAAACCATGATTCATATTTGGTAGAAGAATTGCGTTTTATTTCCACCCCTTTAATCTCTGGATCTTTTTTACCATTAATATAACCATAATAATGACATTTAGCTAGAAGAAATAACTTCGTAAAATATCCTTCATATTCAAATCCTAAATCTATTGATTCTTTACCATATGTTCTAGCCCAATCTTGAATATATTGATTTAATTGATCTATTATATTTTCTTTCGTATTTAAGAAAACTGAATCAGTATCCCAATATAATACTTTATATCCATCTTTTTCTAATTGCTTTTTAACATACATTAATAAATCTCTAACTAGATATGTAATAGTTTCCGCAATTTTATTATCATATAGTCTAAAATAAGTATTGCCCATAACACCAAAGGTGGAATTAACAATAGCTTTAATTGCATCATATTTTTTAGATCCTTTAGCTGTTCTTTTATATTCATTCTTAATTTTTAATATTTTTTGTACCACACTAGGTAAAAGTGCATCTGAATTCTGTCTAAAATAAGTATTGTTTATTTTTATTCCGCCATACATTTCAAAATCTCCCGCATCAGTAACTATATTTTGAGTATCTAAACAAAAATTAACTATCATACTAGGATAAGCACTAGTCAAATCAAATTTACCTACATCAAAATATATACCAGCTTTTTCTATATCTCTAGTCGCTCCTTGAAATGTACTTTCTTCATCTTCTCTATCTATTTTATTAGGAAGAATAATATTCTTTAATTTTGCTTCTTCTAATAAAAGCATTTCTACTATTCTACTATTATGATATAAATCTTCCCATTGACATTTAGTTAATATTCTTAATTCATCGAAGTAGTCTAGATAGTGTAATTTTTCTTCTATTTTTGCTAATCTTAATACATCATTAATATTCTTTTCTTTTACTCTATTATTAAGGGAAGTAAAATCTGTCTTCCCCCATCCTTCTTCGTTTAATTCTTCTTTAACTACATTATCTAAAGCATAAGAAAATCTATGCCCCAATGTATTTTTCTTATCCCATTTCATATAATCTATAATACTTATTCCATTAGGATAATAAATATCTTTATCTTCTCCATGACGAGAAGTATTTATAGGACTTATTTTTTTAGGAAAATCTTTTATTCTATTAAAAAGATAGGTATAATCAAACTTCATATTCCAACCAAGAAGAATATCTGGGGCTTCTTTCTTTATATACATACATAAAGTTTCTAACATATTATATTCAGTATCGTTATGATCTAACCAATCTTTTAGCCACCAAGTTTTAACTTCTTTGGTGAAGGAATTATATATACTTATACAAGATACTGGATATTTAGCTTCTTCAGGTTTAGGAAACCCTTTGGCGAGAACTTCTATATCAATAAAGAAATACTTAATTGGACATTTTTCTATTTTATCTACTTTATGGATTAAATAATTAGTATTGAATTTTATATCTGCAGAATAACTAGCCAAAGTTCTTTGTTTAGGGACTTCTCCAGGTTCAGAAACAAAGATCTGTTTCAATCTAGTCCCATCATATCCAACAAACTTTCCATTCTCCATAGGTTCAAAAAAGAAAGGAAAGAAGTCATTTATTTTATCTATATGCTGTTTACCTTTATCATTTCTCGTAAACAAATAGATATCTCTTTTAACATTACTTATATTTAATAAGTTCATAGTTTACTTAGATTCTATAATATATTCTGATGTAAGTGCTTTTAATATTGATTGTATTGATTGTATTCCTTGAAGAGTAGAGCTTAGATAAGCTTCAAATATATGTTCTATTCTTCGATATTCTGCGATAGATAAGGAAGCTTCCCTTTCTACTGCAGCTGAGACAAATTTACTATCTTTTGCTTCTAGTTCTCTTTTCTTTTCTACATAGAAAGCTAATTCAACATTAGTTTTGAGAGCTTCAACTATTTCTACAATTTTCTTTACATCCATATATACACCAGTTAATTCATTTAAAGCCTTTATACAAGATCCTTTATTATCTACATCTCCTTTTTGTAATAAGGCTGCATATTTATCTACAATATCAAATTGTGGTATATAGAGTTGTAGTAATTCATCATAGGTATCATTATCAAAATAGTCTTTCAATTGTCCGTAGGTCATTAGTCTCTCCTATCTATTTATATCGTTTTTTAGTAAAAAGTAAAGTTATTTTTTTTCAATAAATCCTTCTTTAAACAAGAAAGGAAGATGTACAGAACTTCCTTCTACTTCACTACTTATCTTAGTTTTTTCTAGCTTAATCACTCCATCAAATCCCACTATAAC